TTGTTGCTTTTTGTAGTCATGTTTTATCTCCGTAGTTATTGTTTAAGTGATTCGGAGTAAATCATAACGTACACACTAAGTCAACACATTCAAACAATTATTTTTATATACTTATCAACAAGAACATAATAGGAACAAACACATGGCAAATAGAAGCAAATATAATAGGTCAATCGTTGACCCAATACTTGAAGAGCTTTCAATGGGTAAGACCATCAGGGAAGTTTTAAGTGTTCCAGGTCGTCCAGTCTGGAGTACATTTAGAGCTTGGCTTATTAAATACCCAGACTTGAGAGAAAAATATAATCAAGCTAAACAAGATGGATGCGAATATATTTTGTGTAATGCTGAAGAATATATCAACGACTCCATTAATAAATCTAAGAATGAAACAGATAAGAACTTAAGACCAGACTTAGCACAAACACACTTAATTAAAGCATATTTAGATTTGGCAAAGTGGAAAAGCGAACGATTAGCAGCTAAAACATACGGTAAGAAGGACAGTTTGAGCTTATCCGGAGACAAAAAAGACCCAATTATTATTAAGTGGCAAGATTAATTATTAGTTGTTTTTTAATTAAAGCTGTTGAATTTATTGGGTTAGTTGGTTGAGATTTGCAAAGTTCACACACAAACGAACACTTGCAACTTATACGCTAGCAAGTTTAAATAAATATTATCTGGCAATACCTATTTCTACAAAGTTCCGATAATCATTAATTATCGGAAATGCAGCACAGGTTGTATTGCGCTAGTTAAGCTAGCGTTTTTATGTTTATAAAAGCTAAGGGTGGGGGTTTTATTGAGACCCTACCACCGAAATCAAAATTGGCGTTGTCAATATTACGTTGGAAGGTACACACAAACAAACTACAAAAACCCAAATGAAAAATACCAAATACAAAGCTCTAGTCATGGTTGATGAACTAACTAATTCAGTAGTAGTTATGTTTAATGGATTTGAAGATTACGAAGATGCTTGGTGCTTTAGCCAACATATTACTGAGGAACTACAATTAGATAAGATACCGCTTGATAAAAGAATGACTGTCCATTAAGGATAGGGGGGTTTTATTTAAAAATGCCAGTATTTGAGATTCCATACAAGCCAAGAGAATTGCAAAAAAAATTGCATGAAAATATCTCTAAGCACCGATTCTCAGTATTGGTCTTGCACCGAAGAGCAGGTAAGACTGTGATGTGTATTAATCACATGATTAGAGACGCAATGTATTCCAAGAACCCAAATTCTAGGTATGCGTTTATCTCTCCTACTTTTAAACAAGGTAAAGCAACCGCTTGGGATTACATCAAGACTTTTGCTGGCAAGATACCAGGCGTTAAGTTTAACGAATCAGAATTAAGAGCAGACTTTCCAAATGGCGCAAGGATTACAATTCTTGGCGCTGAGAACGACCAGGCATTAAGAGGTATATTTTTAGATGGTTGTGTTTTAGATGAAACGCAAAGCATTGCACCAAATCTATTTCCTGAAATCATAAGACCAGCTTTGGCAGATAGAAAAGGTTGGTGTGTATTTATTGGAACGCCAAAAGGCAAAAATTATTTTTTTGAATTATACGAATATGCCAAAAAGACAGATGGTTGGTATTCATCAGTACATAAAGCATCTGAAACAAAGATACTAGATGAAGATGAATTAAAAGCTGCCAAATCCATTATGTCTGAGGATTTGTTTGAACAAGAATTTGAATGTTCTTTTCAAGCTGCCATAACAGGTTCATACTATGGATCTATTATTGAGAACTTAGAAAAAACAAATAAGGTAGTAGATAATCTATACGACCCAGCTCTGCCAGTTGAAACATGGTGGGATTTAGGTATGAACGATTCTACTGTTATTTGGTTTGCACAGCGACACAAAGGCGAAATAAGATTAATAGATTTTTACGAAAACGCCGGCGAAGGATTAGACCATTACGCTAATATCCTTGAAAGCAAAGATTACAAATATTCAAGACATATTGCTCCACATGATATTAAGGTTAGGGAGTTAGGAGCTTATGGAAAATCAAGGTTGGAAACTGCCTTAGAATTAGGTATATCATTTGAGGTTGCTCCGAAACTATCTTTAGAAGATGGTATTGAAGCAGTAAGAAAGTCTTTACCTAACTGTTGGTTTGACAAAAACAAATGCCATTATGGTATGGAATGTTTAAAGTCGTATCAAAAAAAATGGGATGATACAAACCAATGTTTTAGGAATAGACCCATACACAATTTTGCAAGCCATGCTGCAGATGCATTTAGAACAGGGATTGTGGGTTACGGAATTGAGATGACAAATTGGAAAAAAAAGATAGAAGTAAATACTAATTATATTATTTAATATGCCAAAATTATCAAACGAAGAAATAAGAGCAATACTAAGTGCAGAAATTAACGGAGCATTAGGTTATCTTGGTGGTCAGTTATCTGAGCAAAGAAAAAAATCTGTTGAATATTATCTAGGAGAAAAACTAGGAACAGAAATAGATGGTCGCTCACAAGTTGTATCAACAGACGTTGCAGATACAATTGAAACAATACTTCCAAATCTTCTTAGAATTTTTACAGCATCTGACAGAACAGTTATTTGTGAACCAGTAAAAGCCGAAGATGTTGCGCTTGCTGAACAAGCAACGAATTATATTAATTATATTTTTAATAAAGATAATCCAGGTTTTACAATTTTATATAGCTGGTTCAAAGATGCTCTTTTAGAAAAGAATGGTATTGTAAAAGTTTATTGGCATCAATCTGAAAGATATGAACATGAAACATATCAAGACTTAAATGAAGATTCTTACCAATCAATTATTAATGATGATGATGTAGAAGTTTTAGAACACTACGAAGAAGAAGATGAATCTCAAGATCAACAAATTCAAGTTTTAGAAACGATTGCTGCGCAACAGGGTCAAGAAATAAATTTACCAAGACCAAAACTTCATTCTATTAAAATTAGAAGAAAGTGTTACGATGGAAAAGTTAAAATAGAAAACGTACCACCAGAAGAATTTTTAATTCAAAGAAATGCTAAGACAATACAAGATGCAAATTTTGTAGCACATAGAACAACTAAAACTAGAACTGAGTTGATTGAAATGGGTTATGATAAAGAAATCATAGCTACATTACCACACTCACAAGAAATTATTTTTAATTCTGAAAAGTTAACTAGATATTCTGATATAGACGAATATCCTTTTGCTTCATCACCAGATGCTTCTACAGATTCAATTGATGTTTTTGAATGTTATGTAAGATTAGATTTTGATGGAGATGGTCTTGCAGAATTAAGAAAGATTACAGTTATAGGAGATACTGCAGATAATATTTTAGAAAACGTTGAGGTTGATACTATTCCTTTCTGTTCATTAACTCCAATCCCAATGCCACACAGATTCTATGGCAGATCAGTTTCTGAATTAGTACAAGATATTCAATTAATTAAATCTACAGTTTTGAGACAGTTGTTAGATAATATGTATCTGACAAACAATAATCGTATTGCGATTATGGATGGAATGGTAAATCTTGATGATTTACTAACGGCAAGACCAGGCGGAGTTGTAAGAACAAAACAACCACCTTCTCAAGTTATGTTGCCAATGCAAAACCAAACAATTTCGCAACAAGCATTTCCATTACTTGAATACTTAGACACAGTTAGAGAAACAAGAACTGGTGTTACAAGATATGCACAAGGATTAGACGCTGACAGTTTAAATAAAACTGCAACAGGAATTAATACTCTAATGACGCAAACTCAAATGCGTATGGAGTTAATTGCTAGAATATTTGCAGAGACTGGCGTTAAAGAATTATTTGAAAAGATTTTTGAATTAACTGTTAAATACCAAGAAGTAGAAAGATTAGTTCAATTAAATAACGTATTCGTTCCAGTAAGACCAACTGAATGGAAAGACAAATATAATATTAATATTGTAGTTGGTTTAGGTTCTGGTTCTAAAGAACAACAATTAGTTATTTTAAACAGTATTCTTGAGAAACAAATGCAAGCGTTTAATTTACAAGGTGGAAAAGAATATCCAATGGTAACGTTAAAGAATATTTATAATACGTTATCTAAAATGATTGAAAATGCTGGTCTTAAAAATACAGAGAATTACTTTGTTAATCCAGATGTGGGTATGCAATATGTTCAACCACCTCAACCACCTGCTTTAACACCTATTGAAAAGATTGAATTTACTAGAATAGATAGTGAAAACAAACGAAAACAAGCTGATTTGGAATTACAATTTAGACAATTACAAATGGACAATTCAAAAATGCAGCTTGACTTTCAGACAAAAATGAAAGAATTAGAGTTGAAGTATAATACACAGATTGATGCTGCTAAATTAAAAGCTGAAGTTGATTTAACAAAAACAAAATTAAATAACGCTTCAAAAAATTTAATGGCAGCTCAAAAAGCTACGCAAGAATTTGGACAACAAGTACAGGAATTAAATGCAGGAACAGGATCAAACGAAACTCCAATCGGAAGTCAGTAGATCAGAGAAAGCAAGACTTGGTTTATCAAATCCAATCTTTGTGGAAGCGATAGAGAATTTAAAAAAATTGTACTCTCAAAGTCTGTTAAACACAGGCGTTAACGAACAAGATGCTAGAGAGAAGTTATGGCTAGCATATCAAATCGTTCAAAAAGTGGAACAACACTTTATTGAGATAATGGAAACTGGAAAACTTGCTAAGAAGCAATTAGAAGATTTCAGAAAATCCATTGATGGTCAAAAATTCTAATAATAAAAATTAGGATAGGTCAACCGCATTATTGCGGAACTTCAACTAAAAAGGAGACAATATGTCAGAGTTACAAGCCAACCCTGTCAAGGGAGCTGCGTCTGATGTGCAGATAGCTGCAAAATCAATTTCTGTATTGCTTAATCCGCAAACAGGAAAGATTAAAGAAAAAACAGAAGAGGTTAAAAAACCAGAAGCTGAAAATGAATCTGAGCAAACAGCTCAAGTTCAAGAACAAAAAGACGTTACTGAAGAACCAATAAACCAGGAATCTGAAACAGATCAACCTGAGGT